CGAATGTAGAGTCATCAGCAAATTGCCCATAAGTTGAGAAGTTGCCAACCACATTCAGGCCCCCATAGTATCCGTAAAACCTCCACATTGCGCGCGGAGATTTATAATATACCTTCGTAACGATTATTCTCTTATCTCCGACTTTACCTGAATAATCTACCGCGTCACCTCCATCATCCACACCGGAATCCGAAGCACTCTGGATGATACTTTGCAGATCATAGTCTTGTTGGTTCCGAACAACCTTAAAGGAAGCCGAATATTGTGGGATTGTCCCACCAAAACCACCTGCTGCTGCTGCAGCATCACCTACGCGTCTTGAATAACCTAAGGAGAAGCGAGGATACTTAAGATTTGATCCAGAGGGTCCAGATACAATATCTCCTTTATGGTCAAAGGAGGCGGTCTGGGAGCCTAATACATTCGATAGAACATTTTTACCTTGATGTAGGTTAACAATGTAGGAATACTCTAATACTGCCTCTTCATAGGACGCATACACATTACCGGGCGTAAGCTCGATATCTACTACATCACCCCCAAGCTTCTTATATACATAAGAAACTTGAGCAGAGGCACCACTTAGGAAAGGTACCGAACCTGTATAGACCCCAAACGGCAATGTGCCGGTGACCGCAGTTGTAGAACCAGTGGATGATAAAATAACTGCGCTAGTTTTAGAAACTGGACTTAGATTCGTTGGCATACATGCGTACTCCTATTACATAAATAGTAATGCTGAAAGCAAATCTTCATCACGAACTTTTAATTTATCTTGTCCGCTATGAAGAAGCTTTCTTTGTACGCCTGGTAGAAGCTTTTGTGGCCTTTTTAGGCGCTTTCTTGGGAGCAGATGCTGGGGGGGCGGCCTCCTCTTTAACTGGTACGGCCTTGGGCGCCGCTACTGGAGCTTCTTCTTGTTGGTGGCGCTCGCGCGTCTTCAACATTAAACGTCGTCTTGGATGCATAATGATCCTCCTTAAAGTACAGTAATAAGTAGTTTTAAAAAATGAAAAGTGAAAATCTCAAAAAATTGGTGGCGGTATTTTTCAGACATGTGTGTTTTCAAACAAAAACCCCCTCCGAAGAGGGGGATAAATATAAAGATATATTTTAATTCTTAAATGAAAAACCCTAATATCAACTAGAGCCGATAGCTGCAACCGATGCAGGCGCAGTGCCTGTTGTGGTCAATGTTGCCTGTACGTGCCAAGCTGCAGTGTCGACGGCCGTAATTATCAAAACATCACCGGAAGTTCCACCTGTAGTGTTTGCATCGGGTGAGAAGTTGATAAAGGCATAGGACGGCGGCGCGCCGGTTGCTGTATCATAATCCACAGCCTGGGTTGCAAGTTTGCCGTCGGCGCCCGTTGAAGTAAGACTCACAAGACCGTAAAAGGGGTTTCCTGGGGCGCCTCTAACTCGGGCAGCATCGTCAGTATTCACTGTATCCTTGAGGATAATTTTGTAACTGAGGCCGGCGGCAGCTGTGGGAAGCGTAATAGTGTTAGAGGTAGACGCATCCCACCAAATCACCTTTCCGCTGTCTTCCGCCGATAGCGTAGTGTCTGCCGTGACACTTTTAACTGCGAGTTTCGTTCCAGACAGTTGTGTGCCCGCCATCGCTAATTCTCTCTTTAAATTCTGTATTAATGCTTGGGTTCTTGCCAAGCCCACTCTTTTACCACCCATCTTTATAACCCTCCATTTATAATCATGTCATCAAACATAGGACGAATCTTATGATCCATATACATAAGTAGTTTACCACAAACGAAAGCCCTCTTCCGAAATTCGAAAGAGGGCTTTGCGTTATTAGTGTGCGTTAAAGCTTTAATTAGCTAGTTGCACCAGACTCACCTAACAGTCCGCGAATGACGACGAGGCCGTACATATCAGGACGAACCATCTTCTTGGCGTAACGAGTCATCACGCCCTTACGGGGCACGAAATCCTCTGGGCCAAAGATAGTAGGTGTGGTTTGTAGTGGCACATAAGGTGCGTATACATAACCAGACTCAAGGAATGAGCCTCCACGGCGACCGACGAGGATGACGTTGCGGAGGAAGTAAGGATCAACGATAACGTCGAACTTCTTGCTCAGCGAGCCAACCTTAACGGCACCAACGGAACCCTTCTCGTCATCAGCTGTGACGGAAGCGCGGAACCCGGCGGTGAACTCAAGGATGTTGGCAACTTCAGGTCCGCAGACGAGGAAGTTAGCACCACCACGGAGAGTCTTCCGATGGATCTGTGCAGAAACATCATTGACTGTCTCAATGAGAGTCTCATACCACTCGGATACTGTACCGGTGAAGTCGGGGGCAGCAGAGCTAGCACCAACTTCGACACCAGTCTCACGGTTCAAAAAGAGACCGGGAGAACGTGACCAGTAGTACACAGCAGCGGTCGCACCGTTAACGAGGTCAGCAAGGATCTCACGGTCGATTTCAAGAGCGATTTGCTCGGAGAGAATCGATGTAAGCTCCACCTCTGCATCCAAGTTATGGTATGCGTTGAGGTCTTGACCCAATTCTGGTGTCCACTTAGCTTTGAGCTTCTTGGTCTGTGCAGTAACAGCAATGCTTTCCACCTTGATATCAATCTCGGGGATATCTTCGTTACCTTCGAGACCCCAGGTTGTTGTACCCACCACTGAACCAAGCGCTGCAGCAGTTGTGAAGTTATCTGTAATTGGGAAGAGAGCATCAATATTGTTGCTAGCTCCAACATCAGAAGAGTTGCTGGACATATCCACTGAAGTTGCCCAGTAGCACTGAATGGTAGTGGGATTTGTACCTGTCATGTGGGTAAGTCGACGAAGCTGTTGAGTGTCGGCGGAACCAACTGTAATGCTCACAACAGAGTTCAAACTGTTAGTACCCTCAACGGATGAGGAGAAAGCACCAAGGTTTTCGAAGTCTGCTTGTGTCAAGTCAGAACGGTTCATGTCAACACGGATAATCCAGCGAGAGTCGCCTGAGGAACTCATAGCGAGAACGTCTGGATCCCACAAGATGCTCTTCAGCTGTGCATCAGTTGCGCCTGAAAGGCTGAACTGCTCAACATAGACGCTACTTGCCGTGATGTTGACTGAGGAGCTTGGTGATGCATACGCATAACCGCGGGCACCGACGGTACGCGGACCACCGAAGTCCTCCGCGAGCGTTGAACCAACAAGATCAACACCACCAGTGATTTGTATACCAACTTGGTCGGTACCATAAATAGACTTATCAGCTTTGTTACCAAAGCGATCAGTTTGAGAGTTGTTTGCTCCAAGATTTGGTGAGAACACGAAATCCAGGAAGAAGATGAGACCCGAAGGGAGACTCATCGGTTGAACAGAAACGAGATCATTAGCGATCAAGCCTGCGAACACACGTCGGACGATTGGGAATGCTACAGCAGCGAAACCCTCGACATCACCAGCGCTCATGGAGCTACTCTCACGGAGAAGCTCCTTAGCTTGGTTTTCGAGTAGACGAGCCATAGTTCCACGCTGACGCTCATCGGACAGACCTTCGAGAAGACCTGTACGCTCCCACTTGGAGAGTAGAGCATGTCCTTCAGCGCGCATATCACGGTTGACAACACCTTCGGACAACCTTTCGATAATACTAGCCATTTTTTAATACCTCCTTAATTGTATATTGACATTAACATTACTTAATGCCTGCTAGTTTTTGCATCCGGTCCAAATGAGGATCGGTTGCTGTGCTCTCTTGACGAGAAGCACGGATTACAGAAGACCGACGGGTGATGGCCTCGCTCAATGATTGGGGGCTACGTTTTGGGGTAGCCTGCATTGTGCTTTGAAGCGTATCATATATTGTCTTTGCTTCTGTGACAGAACCAGCATTAGAAATCGCTTCGACAATTGTTTCCTTTTGTCGCTCATTCAAGGAGGTATTCCTAAGCACGCGGTTCGTATAAAGTAAACGCCCGTTTGACAAATTGGTTTCGATTAGTGTCTCTTTCAATTCGACAAGCGCTTGTTTATGTTGTAAAGCTTGTTGTTTGAGTTGTTTGTTTTCAAAAGTCAACTCTTCTTGAGCCTTTTTAAGAGGCTCTAAATCATTTTCGAGATATTCAGTACTGCGGCGGGCAGCTAAGCCTCGCTCCATTTCGTACTTGGTACTCTCCGAAGAGCGTCCAGCCCACCCAGAGAGGGAGGCGCGCATATCAACGGTTAGTCGTTCCATAACGGCGTCTACGAGATCTTCGGGGACATCCACATCTTCGGTGGTGGGCGCATCGGGGTCGTCTTCTTCTGGGGGAGTG